ATTTACTTCAGGACGTTGAAGAATTAGGCCCAGAAAACTTTACTAGAGAAATATTATATATGTGTCCAACCAGAGGCATTATGAGTTATCTAGAGGCAAAGGAACAGTTTGACCGTAGAGTGCTAGAGACAGATGAGTATTATAACGGAATTATTAATGTAAGGGTCGGCGGTTCCAAAGTTCTTAAAGAACACTTAGGCAAATTAAGCAACACATAAGGTTAGCGGGCCAGTTTGTAATACCGCTGAGAAAGAGCATCCGTATAGGAGCACTCGTACACGTTGAGCCGCGTCCGGTAGTAGGGCGGCAGGATTGACGGAGATTGAATGTTGCCAATTGAAACACTGCAAAGTACATAAAAACCGTATGCACAGGAACGAAGCAACGGGTAATGTATTATACAGAAAGCATAAAAGCGTTTTATGCACTCTATATGTTACATATGTCGACGTAGGTTGGGAAAGGTCAGAGCCCATTGTACAGCAGAAAATACCTACTTCCAAGTCTTGGCTGTGACGGACTCACATGAAGTTCAAGATTAGATGGAACCGTAAACAGGTTCCGTCTGACTGAAACAATCTACATGAAGCAATTACAATGTTACTTCGTAACATTGCTTTAATTCATATCTACTACTTTCTATCAAACGAAGTGTTATAGTTTGAGCGCAAGCGAAAACTTGTTTTAACGAAGTTAAAACATAAATAGTACTAGTAGTTTTACATGAAGGACATATTATGAGAATTTATCAAATTACAGAAGCACCTAGAATTGAGCCTAGTTTTGGCGATATGACAAAAACAAAGGTTGCGGGCACAAGTACAAGTACTGGTACTGGTGGAAAGCCGTTAACAGGAATGACTATCAAGCACAATGGTGTTAATTATCAATGGAAAGGTGCAAACTGGGTCGTAGTTGATAAAGGAAAAAGTAAAAGATTAAAAGTAGGTTCTATTGCTCCGAAAGATACTGCAACTGTTCTTAATCAAAAAGCAAGCGGTTTAACACCGGGTTCTACCTCAAAACCAAAAACTGGACCTTCAGGTAAAACAACTACAACTCTTAAAGGTCCTGAACTAAAAGTTAGTCCTAAAGATAAAACAGATTATGAAAAGGACATGGATAAGGACAAAGATAAAGATAATACTAAGAAAGCAAAAAAAGGCATAACCAAAGTAAGAGGTGGTGTTTATGGTTTGATTGTTTCTTTAGGATTGGGTGCAGTTGATCTTACTGATTTTGCAGACAGATATGTTGAAGCATTAGAAGAGGCTGGCGGTGATAGAACTAATCAAAAAGTTCTTATAGCTAAAGCAAATTTTGCAAAAAGCGTAAGTGGTACTATTGTAAGTATGATTACAGGTATAGCTGGCGGCGCAATTGGTGTTGCTACAGCAACTAGAATTTTTGGCGCAATACCATATGTTGGTTGGTTAGTTGCATTGATAGGTGGAGGCATAGGTACATTAGCTGGATGGGTGTTATATGAACTAGCAGAAAATGCAGATTTTGTAGATTCAGTCACACTTTATATAATGGAAGAGTTTGAAGATAATGCAATTAAAAATATATCTTTAGCAAAAGATTCTGTTTTACGTGTAAAAGATTCTGCTAAACGTATGTTTGATGATGTAGATTTGAGTGAGTCACCAAAACAACAACTTAAATCAACAATGAAAAATATTATTGTATCAGATCCTAAAATGCAAAAGGCTTTCAAACTTGCACAGCAAAAACATCGTGCTAAACAAGCGGCATCCTAGTTTTTTCAGTAGTTTCTATATTATCTTTAACAATTTTATTTAGAATATCTCTATCTTCTACGCTTATGTGATACATTAGATTTTCATAGGTAAAACTGCCTCGCATATACCATCCCAATCTATAAATTTGATCTTTGATGTTTTTGATATCAGTTTCGTATTGCTTTGTAAGAGATATTATATCAGATTCCTCGAGCTTAACGATGGAGCTCCGAAAAAACTTGAGTAGTCCAAATCTATATTTGTTTTATAATTTGTTTTGCACTCTTCACTTGCACAGTTTATTTCGATATTAGGCAAATTCCAACGCTCTGTTAGATCTTTTATACCTGTTCGAAGTTTTTTGTAAAATTCTTGATCATTGTTTTGAATAAATTCTAATATCGCTGAATTATCTGTTTCTGTTTCTTCACCGTTTGTAATACTTTCTATATGAGAAACTGCTAAACGTAAATTAAGCGTTTCAGATTCAGCAAATAATTTTTTTATTTGATTTTCTCTATCTTTTTCATCAAGATCTTTGTTATTGTTAACAGCAAGTAAAGTTCTTTGCAGTGTCATGTGTTCTATGCTAAACTCTGTTGTTTCTTTGTATGTTAGAGGTTTAAGATTTACAACTAAATCACCTAAATTAAAATTAAATTTAGTTGGATAATCAACAAAGTTTTCTAGTAACTTCTGCAAACTTATATCACTATCCTGGCTGTGCTGACAGTTTGGACAGTTTGTGGTAACAGGCAACACATCTCCGTAGGTTGCTATTCTCATGCTCAAAAGCAAATAATCTATATCAAAACCTACAATTTTCCAAGGATCTCTAATGTACGGAATACAACTTTGAAGCACTTGTGCGGTTGCTTCACCTGACAACAGTGCATCAGGTGTTTTAAAAACAATCTCATCCATGGCATTCATACCAAACACTGGTATTTTTGTCATTTGATTGTCTTGTATTACTGTGTCATCATAGTATTCGCCTTTGCTAGGTAAATCTATATACAACTTTGGTTGTCTACTATATTTTTGTAAAAAACTGCTCATATTATTCCTGCGATAAATACATGTACGCAAAAATATTTATGCGAAGCAATTATATAGGGTTTTAATACTGAATGGCATTATCAAGAGAAGATAGAGAAGCAATAGTTGGTGCAATACGAGAAGGGTTTAAATCTCCTGGTGGCAGCGGTGGCGGAGGAACTCCAGGAAACGCTGGAACTGACTTCGGTAAAACACTAGCTAAAAATGTTGGTAGTGGGTTTACAGGTATATTAGATGTAATGCTAAACAAAGCAGGCGGCACGGTAGCAGATAATGCTAGTAAAATCAGCGGCGCGGCAGGAAAATTTGTTAATTACATAGAAAGCACAAATAGTGTATTCCAAAGTCTTAGTAAAGTAGGCGGAGGACTAAACGCAGATTTAAGCGATCTAAGAATGTCATCAGCAATGACTAGGCTTCCATTAGAACAATTTGCTAACTTGATAGGACAGAATTCAAGAGAACTTGCAGGTTTTTCAGGTGGAGTATCTGCAGGCGCAAAAAGATTTTCTGAATTAAGTAAATCTATGTTTGAAGACGGCCAACTTATTAATGGCTTTATGAATCTAGGAATGACCATAGAAGAATCAAATGAATTCTTAATGGAAAACATGCAACTAGACAGAAGACGTAGACGTTTAGAAAATATGACTAATAGAGAGCAAGTTGAATCAGCATTAGAACTTGCTAGAACAATGGACGTCATGGCAAAACTTACAGGTAAGTCTGTAAAAGAACAACAAGATCAACTCAAAGATAGAATGCGCGAAGGTGCTACACAAGCTAAACTTCGTCTTTTAGAAATGGACGGAGTTACAGGTGCTAGTCAATCATACAAACAAGCACAAGCGTCATTAGCTGGTGCTCCTAAGGTTGTTGGAGATCTATTAGCTGATCTAGTACAGACGGGTGTTCCTATGACAGAAGCCACAAAGAATTTTGCCGCAACAAACAAAGAAGCCTATGCTCTTTTAGAGCAGTCGGCAGCCGCGACAAAAAGAGGAGACGCTGTAGCGGCAGAAAAATATGCAAAAGAAGCCGCGGCGGCAACTGCAAGTTTTGCAAACAGCAGACAAGGTTTAACAATCGCAACCCTTGCACAAGTAAGTGACATAGCACAAGGACAAGCTGATCGTTTAGAAGAAATGGGAGCTGTAATTGACGCAATGGCAGAACACAATACAAAGATTGCCAAAGGTTTAGGAGACACAGCAGACTATATTGATACATTCAATGATATGTTAAAATCCATAACAAGTTTACAAACCCAACAAATGTCAGGAACAGGTGCATTCCAAGGTGCCCAACAGAGTATACAGCAAGGACAATTAAATTTAGCTAATAATTCTTCCCGCTTGGTAAACCAGGTAGGAGGCATGATGGGTAATCAAGAAAACCAACCTAAAATTAAGACATTTACAGATGGTGTAGTCGCAATATCAGAAGCCGCTACTGCATTAACTGGGTTTGTAGCAAGCCTAGGATTAAAAACAGATAAAATTGATCCAAACCTTCCGGGTGCAGATGAAATTAATAATGGCACAGCAACACCGCAACGAAAAGACGAATTGTTATCGGAATGGAAAGAAGCAGGATTAATTGATAATGAGGGATTAAAAACAGTAATAATGAAAGACATGGTCCGAGAAAAACTATTAGAAGCAATAAAAGAATCTAAGAAAGATGATGGTTCTAATACAGAAACCGGAGGTCCTGTAGATGCTTTCTTGAGAATGCTAGGTTTACGAGCAGTAGGCGGTCCGGTAATTCCTGGAATGAATTATTTGGTAGGTGAAAAAGGTCCTGAGATATTTTCACCCAATGAACCAGGACAAATTGTACCTAATTTAAAATCAATGCTAAATGTACGTGCAATGACAGATCTAAAAGAACAAATGCAATTAACAGGTGCTCCTATGACACAAGCGGCGAAAAAAGCCGCCGCAGAAATGCAAAAAACGGGATCTGTAGAAGAAAAACTTGACATCCTGAACCAAACTATGCTACAATTAGTAGGAATAAATAATATGCAAACACAAATTGGAAACAAACAAATTAAAACTATGCGTAGTAGCATGGGGAATTTAATGACAGGAATAGGTAGAGTTTAATGAGCTGGAAAAAATATTTTACACCAGTTCCAACAGGGGACAACGTAACAGGCAGTTATGGTCCTATCAGTGGTGGTGGAACAGCTGGCCGTCCTGGTCCTGCAAGATCAAACTATTCATCATATCTACCTGATGTATACGTTGGTTCGCCTAACAGGGTTGAAAGATACGGACAATACAACACAATGGACAACGATAGTGAGGTAAATGCCGCACTTGACATCCTTGCAGAATTTTGTACACAAAAGAATGAAGAAAACGGCACTAACTTTAATTTTCATTACAATAAAGCCGCTACTAATACTGAAGTACAAATACTTTCACAATATCTAAAACAATGGTGTAAAATTAATAATTTTGAAACACGTATGTTTAGAACATTCCGTAATGTTTTCAAATACGGAGATGCAATATTTTTGAGAGATCCAGAAACAAAAAAATTGTTTCATGTTGATCCTGCGAAACTAACAAGAATAATTGTAAACGAATCAGAAGGCAAACGTCCTGAGCAATATATTATCAAAGATGTAAATTTAAATTTCAAAGAATTAATTGCAACTACACCGCACATTACACAAGGAACAACAGGTTCACCTACAGCAAGTTCTCCAGGTGCTACATATCAAACAGGTGGTGCTAGAGGAATGGTAGGCGGAGTAAATGTACCTCCAGGGTCAAGATTTTCAATTGAAGACGGTGAGGCAGCCATCGATGCCAAACACGTTGTTCATCTTTCATTAAGTGAAGGACTTGACAACAACTTTCCTTTTGGTAACAGTTTATTAGAAACTATTTTTAAAGTATTCAAACAAAAAGAATTATTAGAAGATGCGATTATTATATATCGTGTCCAACGTGCGCCAGAGCGCAGAGTATTCTACGTTGATGTGGGCAACATGCCTTCACACCTTGCTATGCAGTTTGTGGAGCGTGTTAAAACGGAAATACACCAAAGACGTATCCCATCGGCGACTGGTGGAGGCACAAATGTTATAGACAGCTCCTACAATCCACTGTCAATTAACGAAGACTACTTCTTTCCCCAAACAGCTGAAGGACGTGGATCAAAAGTTGAAACACTACCTGGCGGAACTAACCTAGGAGAGATTGATGATCTTAGATACTTTACTAATAAGCTAGTACGCGGTTTACGAATACCTTCCAGCTATCTGCCTACGGGTGCTGATGATGCAACATCATCATACAATGATGGCAGAGTAGGAACTGCGTTTATTCAAGAATTACGTTTTAACAAATATTGTGAACGTCTACAAGGTTTAATTGTTGAAGAATTCAACCAAGAATTCAAACGTTACCTAATGGAAAAAGGCGTCAACATAGACGTTGCAATGTTTGATTTAGAATTTGAACCACCACAAAACTTTGCGGCATACAGACAATCAGAACTTGATAATGCTCGTGTTCCTACATTTACACAAATGAGTGCAATACCTTATGTTTCAAATAGATTTGCGCTAAAAAGATTCTTAGGAATGAGTGCAGAAGAAATTGCCGAAAATGAAAGATTGTGGCGTGAAGAAAACGATGAAAATCTTAACACACCACCAACTGATGCAAGTGCTGAGATGAGAGGTGCTGGAATTAGCAGTGCTGGCATAAGTGCTGACATTGAAGGCGCAGAAGAAATTGCCGCCGATGGTGAAACACCTGAAACAGGACCAGAAGCAACACCACCAGACACAGTTACAGGCGGTGATGCAACAGCAGGAGCACCTGCCGCAACAACAGACCAAACGATATAAATACTTACATGATACTAAGAGAATTATTTTATTACGACAAAGAAACTGTAGAGCCTGTAGAAGACAATCGCTACGAGCCTCAGTATGATGATTCTATTATGGATCTTGACGACACAAGAAAAACAAGATTATCATTACGCCAAATTAACCGTGCAAGGAAAGCAAGCGAGCTACATACAAATGAAAAAAACGAAGAACTAGACTTTGTTAGACAGATGTATGGAATAGCGGCGCAAGCGGCCGCTGCCGGTGTGTAATGCCCAAATTAGATAAGACCCAATATTCAAAAGAAGAAGCCGCTCGTTTAATGGAAATTAGACGACTAGAAAAAATTGGCAAAGAGAAAAAAGAAATCTTTGCTACAAGGCATAAGCCTATTGAATTTATACAAGAAGAAATTGATATAGATAGATTTAGGCACAATCAAAATTTTGCATTTGTTTTAGGTAATGGTCGAAGCAGAGAAACTATAGAACCTGTTGAACTAAAAAAATATGGTCCTATATATGGGTGTAATGCTTTGTATAGAACTTTTAGACCAGATTATCTTATAGCAGTAGATGTTAAAATGATTTTAGAAATATCTAAATCAGGTTACCAACAAAGAAATCAAGTTTGGACAAATCCTAACAACAGTTACAATGGCATACAAAATTTAAATTTCTTTCAACCTAGCAAAGGTTGGTCAAGCGGTCCAACTGCTTTGTGGTTATCTGCACAACACAATCATAAAAAAATATATATTTTAGGTTTTGATTATAGAGGTTTGAATGATGGGCAAAAATTCAACAACATTTACGCAGACACTCCTAATTACAAAAAGTCTCAAGACGGTGCAACATTCTTTGGAAATTGGCTTAGACAAACAGTTTCAGTAGTAAAAGGCCACAAAGAAATTCAGTTTATTCGTGTAATAGCACCAGATAATTATTGCCCTGACGAACTAAATAAACTTGAGAACTACAGTACAATCACTGTAGAGGACTTCAAAAAACAGTTTGTATTGCCCTGATCTCTCCAAAACGGTCCGTTTTTGGCGTATTTCTACGCATATTTCTTTATAAATAGTAAATACATTGACAGCCTTACCATAGGTAAAATATTTACAGGAGAAAAAAATGGCAGATCGCAATAAATTTGAAGAAATGCTTGAAAAACTCGTTAATGAGGATAAAGCAGGCGCAGAAGAACTATTTCACGAAATAGTTGTAGAAAAATCAAGAGATATATATGAAGGATTACTTGAAGCTGATTTAGAAGTAGACGAAACTGATGAAGAAGAAACAACAGAAGCTACTGATGAAGAAGTTGATGAAGCATCTAAAGATGAAGAAGTTGATGAATCAGATGATGAAGAAGTTGATGAAGCATCTAAAGATGAAGACGTTAAAGAAGACTTTGACCTAGATGAGTTTGAAGTTGAAGGTGATCCAGCAGATGACATGATGACAGCTATGGAGCCAGAAGGTGGCGACATGGACATGGACATGGACATGGGTGACGAAGAAGGTGGCGAAGAAGAAATTGAAGATCGTGTAGACGATTTAGAAGCCGCTTTAGATGACCTAAAAGCAGAATTTGAAAAAATGATGTCAGATGGCGACGAAGAAGCTCCAGCAGATGACGAAGGCGACATGGATATGGACGCAGACGACGATGCTGAAGAAGAGTCAGTTGAACTAGAAGCAAAAGACGAAGAAGTCGACGAAGCATCAGACGAAGAAGTTGACGAATCAGATGACGAAGAAACTGATGAATCAACTAAATCAGAAGCAGAAACTATGCGCGAATATGTTGAAAAAGTTTCAGCAACAATGGGCGACAACGGTGACAACACTAAGTCTCCAGTAGCTGGTAAAAACGACATGGGCGGTGATGCTTCTAACTTGGTAGCAGGCGGCGAAGCTGACACCAAAGGTACAGCAGGTGGACTAGCAAACAATTCTACAAAAGAAGAGAATGCAGGAAACGTAAACGTACCAGGCGGTAAAGCGGCTAAGTCAAATAAAAACATGCCAAAAGGCCACGGCGCTGAGAAAAAAGGCGCAGGCGACACAGCGGCTAATAAGAAACCTGTAATTGGCGGCTAATAAGTTAGGAAATTTTGAATGATTAATTTACGAGAGCATTTGACATTCGACCAAGCACAGATTGTTGTGGAGAATGCCAACG